AGGGGGACCGAAGTCCCCCTTGCACCTTAAAAAGGATTGTCAGTATCTGGTTTATCGTTTCCAGAACTTTCATTCTCTTGTTCGTAATTGACCTCAACAGATCCTTTTTTCACTGCATTGTGAAATCGTTTTCCATCTTCGTATTCTTGAGCCGAAACGACATCACCTCTTTTAATATCCCAGCTATACCAGTCACCTTTGTCGTTGGATTGTGGTTTTGTAGTCAAGATATATTTAAAGTACCAACTTGGAGGATTGATAGCTTGTTCACCATTCTTGACTTTAGCGGACATTACAAGACTGTTCCACTTTCTTGACTTGGATAAGCCACTCACTTTCATTGAGATAAGGACCTGCGAGGTTAGTCCTTCACTGTTTGTAAGGAGGCAGTAATGATTGTGAGTTCTTTCTAAGTAAGTTCCCTGTGGAAGCCTAAATTTACCCTCTTGATCTTTGGTCGCTTTGTCCCAAAGTGGGGTATCCACAGGATGAGTCACTGGAGCCGAGGACCCTGTACCACGGTCAGACCACTCAAGTGCAACAGGCTCAAAGTAACATGGTATAACGGAGATACCTTCAGTACCGTCAAAGCATTCTTCAGTGACCGTATTGAAAATCATACCTTCTTCTGCCCCCTCAACATACTCACTCTTTTGTTTTTTTGTCTGCGGAGACATAGAGCTAAGTATTTTCAAGAAAGGTATAGCAGTGCTGTTCATATCGACGGCAGCTAAACCTTTACCTTGGTCTTGGGCTACTACACTCAAATCTATGGATGCAGCAGCAACGGCAGTAGACTTTTTTGTTGCTACTTCGTTTTTGGTTTTTGTTTGTTCTGTCATTTATTTCTTTCCTTTTATTATTTTGGTTTCTGGACGTATGAAGATCCCAAAGAGATCATCAGGGTCCGTTAGTCCTTCTTCATGACGCTTTTTTAAAGTCGCCTTCAGTGTCGAAGGGTGCACTGATTCTTTCACTTCCGGGGTGATGCCGTAGTTCTGTTCTATATATCCAGCTAAATCTCCAGCCATATTGTCTTCACCCGTTCCGAAACTTGTTGATACCTGGTTTTTGATAATATCCCCCAGGTCATTATTTCTTAGATAAATGTGTGCTTCCTCAATTTTATCCTTAGGTATTCTACAATGAAAACCTTCTTTAACGGTGACTTTACTACCGTCTTTCATAGTTGTTTCATTGATACCTAATTCTTGCATTTTTGTAGGAATTGTTTCACCAGAAAGAGTATCTCTTTCTCTTTTTAAATCTTTTAAAGTCTCTTCCATATTTTCTATTTCCGAGTCTAAATCTAATTGTCGTTGAATAAGTTTTGATAATCCTGTTAGATCATCATCTTGTAGTTTCTTTAAATCACCCGCATCTTGTTTGAGTTCATCAAAGTCAATTACGTTAGCCATGCATTTGCCTCCTTCTTTTTAGAACAGCTTGGGAGGCCTAGTTGTTTCACCTCCAACTTTCGGGACACAGATAAACATTGCTCTGCCCTACTCGTACCTACTCATGATAGCCTCAGCCAGTTGGCCCTACTCTATCACCCCTGTGCGTTACGCCTCTGTTAAAAACGTTGTTCCGCCACAAGCTATAAGTGTCAGCTAAACACTTAATTGTTCGTTAAAAAAGTTATACTTGAAATCCTAACAAAATGCAATATATTATTTTAACAATGGCTAACTTTTTTTTGAAGGAACCTTTTCTTCATCAATTAAAGGCAAGACGAATTTGTCATGATACAAACATCAACAATTTCGCCTATTTGATGGAAATGGGAACAGGTAAAACAATAACAGCAATCATGGATTTGATGATACTACATCATGAAAAAGGTGTGGATAACTGTGTAATCTTTGCACCGAAGTCCGTGTATCGTAACTGGTATAAAGAAATTACAGAATTTGTTGCACCTGAAAAAACAAAATATGCAATTAGTACGTGGGACCCTAGTTTAAAAGATCCTGTTACAAAAGCCAACTTAACAGATTTATTAGTAAAAAGTCTTATCCCTTTAAATATATTTTTGATGAACATTGAAGCTATTTCATCACCGAAAGGTGTAAAGTTTTTAGAAAAATATTTAAGTGTTCAAGATAAAAAAAATACAATGATGATTGTTGATGAAAGTACAGTCATCAAAACACATAATGCTAAACGTACAAAGAATTTATTAAAGCTAACAAAAGACTTAGGTTACAAAAGAATATTAACAGGTACACCTGTCACTAAATCACCATTAGATATTTATACTCAGTTTGCTTTTCTTGATCCAAAAATACTCGGTCAATCAAACTATTACGCTTTCCGTGCACGTTATGCCAAGATTATTAATCGTCCAACATCTGGTGGTCGTCACTTCCCTTTAATTACAGGCTATCAACGTTTAGATGAATTAGAAGAAAAGATTTATTCTGCTGCTTTCCGTGTCAAAAAAGAAGAATGTACGGATCTACCAGAAAAAATATATATGAAAAGATTTATACCTATGAGTAAAGAACAACTCGTAGCGTATGAATCATTGAGAAGAAACGCAATGTTTGTTTTCAATGACAAAACAACGACAACTGTGAACCGGCTCTCACAGATTGTAAAGTTGCACCAGGTATGTTGTGGGTTTACCATTAATGATCACGGGGAGATCCACGACCTACCTAACAAACGTTACGATGAATTGCTGGATGTCTTAGAAGAAGTTGATGGTAAAGTTATCATCTGGGCTACCTATCGACATAACATCGAAACCATCACAAAAAAACTAAAGGAAAAATATGGTGAAACAAAAGCTGACGCTTTTTATGGCGACACTGCGAGTGACGATCGCTTGGAACTTGTTAAGAATTTTCAGAATGAAGATCATGATCTCACGTACCTTGTTGCGAACCCTAAGACTGGTGGATATGGAATCACTCTTACTGCCAGTCACACTGTTGTGTACTTTTCAAACAATTATGATCTTGAGATAAGATTACAAAGTGAAGACCGTGCACACAGAATTGGGCAGAAAAATAAAGTTACCTATGTTGACTTTGTTTGTCAGGGAACGGTTGATGAAAAAATATTAACTGCCTTGAAGAACAAGGTTGACATAGCCAGTCAAGTGATCGGTGATGAATTGAAAAGTTGGATTACTTAGATTTCTTTTTTGATCTAATATATTCAACGTGAGGAATTATATTTTTTAACTTCTTTAGACCTTCGTCCATTTTTTTCTTTTTCTTTTTTCTTTTTAAAGCTTCTCCACCACCAACGACAAAACCTGCTGTTCCTACCATACCAATGGTACCGGCAGTTTTATTTGACATATTGACGGCTTTCTTTTTTGCCTTACCTAAGGCTTTACCTAAACCACGAAGTGCTATACCTAACCCTGCCATGATTAATCGCTATCTTTTGTGAGTTCGTCTTCAATTTGCTGAATCTCAGCCATGACTTCTGTTTCGTTGTCCTCGGTTAGTGAACCACGAAGCTCTCTAATTCTTTCTAATAATTGTTCTTCAGTCATTAGAATACTCCTTTAAACTTACCACCTTGAGTTGCAGCGCCCATACCACGTGCTACGGAACCACCGCTCTTTTTCTTGATAACACCTCTACCAATAAGAATATCTTTCTTGGTAACTTCGCCATCTTTATTTAAATCTGGAAAACTTTTCTTTTTCACGGAACCCCCTTTTTTCATTTTGATCTCTCTAACCTCTTTATCAAGGTCTTTAATGTGATCATATCTATATGAAATCTTCTTTTTTGCTTTGGATTCACGTTTTTTACGCTCTCGCTCCATAGCTTGCAGAGTTAATTTTTCTTCTGTTTTACCCATTATTTAATCCTACTCTTATATGGTTGTGTTTGCAACAATTTCTGCGAGGCTTTCGCATCTTTTTGTTGTCTGCGCATGCCATTTAGAATCTTTCATTTCTTCAGCAGCTTTCTTCCAATCCTTAACTCTCAAGGCTTTCCACATCATTTTAAAGTTTCGTACGCCTTGAGTTCCCAGTTGATACACCATTTCCAGTATTACTTCTGATACATTTTGTGGTAGATCGTGTCCAATACACTCATCAATAAGAAGATCAGCCCCCGCAGCAGCTCTATTCAAGTCAATATCAAATAGTTCTTCGACTTCCTCCATGGAGATTTCGACACCTTCTTGGTATCTATCTCGTTCGTGAGGCTGAATAAGGTGGCCTATACCAATCGTGGCTTTGCCTAGTGAATCTAAGTACATAGATGTGCGCACGCCTTCATGCTCACGTACCCTAGCTTTCAAGTCATCTGTTAATTCTATCATGATCCTATACCCCAATGCTCTGAGTGTTCATCGGGTTCTCCTTTCTTAAATAATTTTAGTAACCAATTTTTGATTTTAGATATCATAGACTTTGTTTATAGACAAAATCCCAGCAGGTTTCAAGTAATTTGATTGCAATAAGTTAGGAATTCCACCTTCCATTCCTGGTATTCTTCCTTTTTGAGGTGGTTGAGTAATCTGTGGTGTCATGATATTTATATCAGGGTCATTTGGGTAAACAGCTCTAGGGTCAATTACTCTCCCCATAATCATTTGATCTTCAAAAACTTGTCTTGCACCGGGTGCTCCGTAGACCATGCCCATTTCACCACCAATACCATTAGGTGCTGAGAATACACCTGGTGTATCTGTCATTCTATTAGGACCTTGATAATCTCTAAATATTTGAGCTGTTTCTGCTTCATTAAAAGTTGTTTCAGGTATTGTAAACTGTTTTGGAGGTGTTGTTGATGTAGGGGGAGGTGTAGATAAATCACCACCGTCTTTCATACCTAAAGGCATGACACGAACAGAAGATACTCCACCATCAAAAATTCTTTTTTTTATCATGGCATTAAATTGTTAATCCCTCCGTATTGACTTTCTAAAGCTTCATCCAAAGATCCAAAGGCAAGATTAGAACGAACATTTGGAGATAATTGACCTCCTGCTACAGAAGGATCGGTATCCATCATTTCTTCACCACCTGCCATAAAGGTTGGTTGTAATCGATTAATAAGTTGATTACCAATCTCTGCTTCTTGCGCAGATAAACCTGATCGTGTACCTGGTTGAAGTTTTTTCATAATATTCATTTGATCTTCTCTTGCATTTCTTGCTTCAATATTTTT